GTGCTGTTGATGGATTTACTTATTTGTGTTGGGGTGTAAACGGTATGCGTGATGTTAATATGCTTCGTCCTATCACAGAAGAATATGTCAAACCAGAAGTTGGAACTATGATTATATTTCCTGCTTGGTTGCGTCATGCTGTTATGCCATTCGCTGGTGAAGGTGAACGTAGAACTTTCTCTGCAAATATTAATGTGGAGATGCAATGAGCGATTTTATTCATATGATACAGATGGAAGATACATCATTATGTGATGATATGCTCAAATACTATGACAATAGTGTTGAATATAAGCAGCGTGGATTATCTGACAGTGGAGATAAAGAATCAACCGATGTTGTAGTTTGGCCAAACTCTAGTAATACTACTATTTTGAAGTATTTAAATTTCCTTGGATCGTGTGTTGAAAGTTATCGAAAAGAATATGATGCTTTTACTTTTCCTATAGGATATGCCGAACCTTGGCTTATTCAACACTATGAACCAGGCGAAGGATTTCCTTCTTGGCATTGTGAACGTGCTACTCATCTAACACATCAGAGGGCTCTTGTCTTCATGACATACCTCAATGATGTTGAGGATGGTGGTGAAACTCAATGGTTGTATCAAGGCAAACAAGTGAAACCTAAAAGAGGGCTGACTGCTATCTGGCCAACAGATTTCACCCACACACATAGGGGTGTAATATCGCCAACGCAAACTAAAACAATTGCTACTGGATGGTTTAGTTTTCTGGATGCTAAAACTTCTCACCGTGAACTCACAAAATATTATAAAAATATTATTAATGAAATGAAGGTTAATAATGGCGAAGAATGATTACAAATATAATGAAGGTAAGACACTTGTTGAACTTCAAAAATACATCGACTCGACATATGATGAACACTATAGCAAGAACAAATATCAAGCTACAGAGTTCATCATCGATGGTGGACATGGTGAAGGTTTCTGTATCGGTAACATCATGAAATATGCACAACGATATGGAAAAAAGGGTGGAAAGAATAGAAATGATTTACTCAAGATTCTTCATTATTCTATTATTGCTCTGTTTGTTCATGATAAAGAAGGCGACACTTAAACTTCTTATGTGCTTTTCTATTATTGTATCCACTAGCAACCTGATACATCAGAGATGCTTGTAGGTTGTTAGTAGAACAGAACTTGGGCATATCGTTTATGATTAGTTCTTCCCCATCTGGCGTTGTCACAAGGTAGGTTTTGAGTTTGGATTTGTTCATATTATCAGTATTTGATTTTTTCTTTCCCTTCATTGATACAGACATTTTTTCTTTTGTTTCTTGGGAAGGTTTATACCATTTTCTAGATTCAAGTATCTTCTTCATAGTTTCTGGGTTTTTACTGGGATTATCATCACTTAACATTCTGGCTCTACAAATCTCTCTACGGACATCATCACTTTTGATTTGCCCAGATAACATATCAGCGGCAAACTTGTCTTGCCATTTACCATGCTCTCCATATAGTTTTCTGTGTGCTTCAGCGTGTTCTTCTACGGAAAGGACTACTATGTTTGATGAATGATTTAGACCACCCATATGACGGGGAATTATATGGTGTTTGTGACTTGACATTTGTTCTTCCTTGTGTTAGTATTAATACACTAAATGATAAAACTATTTATAATAGTATGACTTTTAACAAGTCATATATTGAAGGTGAAAAATAATGAAACTATCTACTGAAACTATCTCCGTACTGAAAAACTTCTCTACAATTAACGCTAACCTTATGGTGAAGGCTGGTTCTAGTCTTTCCACTATGTCTGCAATGAAGAACATTGTAGCGAAGGCAGATGTTACTGAGGAATTTCCCAGTGACTTTGCTATCTATGATTTGAATGAGTTCCTATCGGCACTCTCTCTATTCGGAAAACCCGATTTAGAATTTAATAATGACTTTGTTATTATCACAGAAGAGGGAACATCGGAATCTCTCAAATATTGGTTCTCTGACCCATCCGTGGTGACGACTCCATCTAAAGAGATTTCGATGCCCTCGACTGAGTTGATGTTTGCACTATCCAGTGAGACTCTTGACAGAATTACTAAGGCCGCTGCGGTTGTCGGTGTTCCTGATATGGCACTTGCTGGTGGTAAGTTGATGGTCACTGACAAGAAGAACAGCACTGCAAACGCATTTGAGACATCTCTGGATGTTGGTGATGTTGCTGCTGACTATAAGTTCTGGTTCAAGGTTGAGAACCTAAAACTTATTCCCGGCTCTTATGACGTTGAAGTGTCCTCTAAGAAGATTAGTCACTTTACTAACACTAAACTTGGTGTGCAGTATTGGATTGCATTGGAACCCGAATCTTCTTACAATGCCTAATTTGAGGTAGTTGAGAACTATCGTCCTTAAATCTCCGTTTTTATAAATAGTAGTAGGAACGGAGATTTAAATGATTTATCAAATTACGAATATTATTACTAACGATTTTTATATTGGATATACTAAGTTTACAGCAAAACATCGCTTCCAATCTCATAAATATAATGCCAAATACAATATCAAAAGTCATCTGTATAATAGTATGAATAAATATGGAATTGATAATTTTACAATTAAAGTTATACAAGAGGATGGACTTCTTAATCCCGATGAAGCATATTGGATTAAAACTTTGAAGCCAACATTGAATATGACTAAGGGGGGTGAGGGTGGAGATACGAGCAACTTTGAAAACTTTAAGATATCAATGAAGGAGTATCACGCAAGAAAACCAAAATCAGAATATGCTACTTATGGTATGCTTGGTAAGAAACTAACAGAAGAATCGAAAACCGCAATAGGTAAAAAAAATAGTTATCCTGTAATATGTGAAGGTATTGAATATCCAAGTATTGCTTCGGCCGAGCAACACTATAAGTCAATTGGTAAACCAAAGTCTATAAGAAAAAGGATTGATAATCCTAAGCATACAGAGTGGTATCGTCTTAGAGAAAAAAGATCATATCGTAGATTAACAAACGAACAGTAATAACATTTAAATATATAATGAAAGAATTGAATATGAAAGACACGTTTCTTTGGACAGAACTTTACAGGCCACGAGACATCAAGTCATGCGTACTTCCTAAGTCTCTAAAAAATTCCTTGCAATCCTTTGTTGACAAGGAAACACTACCCAATCTGATTCTCTCAGGTGGTCCGGGCGTTGGTAAGACTACTGCCGCCCGTGCCATGTTGGAGCAGATTGGTGCTACCTATATGTTTATCAACGGTTCTGAGGAGTCAGGTATTGACGTTCTCAGAACCAAGATAAAGAACTTTGCGTCTACTGTATCACTTGAAGGTGGTAAGAAGTATCTCATTCTTGATGAGGCAGACTATCTAAATCCACAATCAACGCAACCAGCCCTTCGTGGTCTAATTGAAGAGTTCCACAAAAACTGTGGATTCATTCTAACCTGTAATTACAAGAACCGCATTATCCCTGCACTACAATCTCGTTGTAGTGTGATTGACTTTGTGATTCCTAAAGCAGAGAAGAATAAACTTGCAACTCAATTCTTCAATAGGGTGATTGGAATCCTCAACGAGAATGAAATCAAGTTCAATGAGAAGGTTGTTGCAGAACTCATAAGTAGTCATTTTCCAGACTGGCGTAAAGTTCTGAATGAACTTCAACGCTATTCTGTGGCTGGTGAGATTGATGCTGGTATTCTGGTAAATCTTGGTGACAAGAATATCAAAGAATTGATGGCCATGTTGAAGAAGAAGGAGTTTACTAATGTTCGTAAATGGGTTGTCGATAATCTGGATAATGATTCAGATAAGTTGTTTCGTGCTGTTTATGATAATCTATATGATTATATTGACCCTAGTAGCATTCCTCATGTTGTCGTGGCACTGGGTGAGTACCAATATAAAGCGGCGTTTGTTGCTGATCTGGAAATCAATATGATGGCTTGTCTCACTGAAATTATGGGAAGGACAAAGTTCAAATGATTAAAATATATGATGATGTTGTAGAGGGTCATGTTGCAGAATTGATTGATTCATCGATGAAAACAGTTTCTTGGAAATATGATTATCATTCAAACAAGCTTAAACCATCACTTCATTGGCATGTCTTTTGCGGCAGTGACGAAACAGAGATGGTAGCAAATGGTTATGAGTGGGTTCTGCCTATCTGGAATTCTGCCATGCATAAGTATGATTTCAAAAAGACTTATGATGTTAAAACATATAAGCGCATATACATGAATGCTCATACACATGGTGTCGAACCTGTAATGCATAATGATGATGGTGATTTCACTATGATTTACTATCCACGAATGGATTGGAAACCTGAGTGGGGTGGTGGTACGCTAATTGATGGGCAACTCGTTCCTTATATTGGTAATAGTTTAGTTGTATTTGATGCACATTTACCCCATATGGCTATGCCTGTTACAAGGGAATGTTATGAATTGAGAAGTGTAATCGTATTTAAGTTGTGGATAGATTCAGCAAACCGTGAACGACTTGACTTCTACCAAGATTGATTTCTTAAAAAAGATAGGTTCTGATAAGGTTGGACATAGTGGTCAAACTTTATTGGAACATTTGATTGGTACTAGTACCAGATTAAAAGAACAGGGGTGTCCTGAGTATATGCAAGATGCTGGTTTATTTCACTCTGTGTATGGAACTGTTTATTTTATGCCAGAGGGTGGGTTGGTTGAAAATAGGCAGGTTATCAAAGATTTGATTGGTGAACAAGCCGAAGAAATAGTTTGGTG